AGACGTTCGGCGACGAGGAGGAGGTCGGTGTCGAGGATCATTTGGCGAGTCGTGAAAATGCTGCGTTGATGCGTTCGGCAGTGGCGGCCTGCTCACCTAGCGCGGTTCGTAAATTAGCGGTCTTTTCGACCTTGGCGGCAAGGCGTGAAGCACGAGCGGCGCGAGCTGAGCGAGGATCTAGGAGGTCGGAGAGCGAGGAGTCGCGGGTCAGCTCGGCCTGTTTGCGTTCAGCCCATGCGCGTCCAGCATCACCACCCCAGAGCGCCCACGCGATGCGACCAGCGGAAGGGTAGCCATCTTGGTCTTGGCTCCAGCCTTGGCCTTGCTTGTCCACCTCGTGACGGGCGAAGTAGGAGACCATACGCGAAATGGTGTCGGGCGAAAGGTTGCGGCGGTTGGCGATGTCGCGAGCGCGAGCCACGCCGACCTCGGTTCCTCCGCGGTTAAACTCATCACGCCATGCGAGACCACGCTCGGCCTCGGAAGCCATCTCTTGCGTGGGCTGGGTATCGACCTGGAGCTTGATGCTCTTTTGCGCAGAGAACCAACGAAGCGCAGAACCACGAGCTAGTTTTGGTGCGAGCTTAGGCATTCCTGCCACACTGCTTGCAACAGTCTGCGCGGCCTCTTTCGTCATACCTGCGCTGATCATGAGCAGGGCGGCGGCATCGGCGGTCAAATCTCCGGCGCGGATGCGCTCGACGATGGAGATAACTGCCTCGATCTGAGCGCCGTTCAGCGGTGCGATCTCGGAGCTGACATCCGGGAAGGTCTCGACGCCGTTGACGACTTGGCTTGTCGGTAATCCAGAAGCATCGGTGCCAGTTCCACCAGTGGCCGCAGTAGCAGAGGCACCGACGTTTTCGCCGGCGGCAGCGGCGGCGGCTGGAGTAGAAGGCAGCGAAGAAGTGGTCAGGCGGATAGCGGTCTCGGGCACGCCATATTGCGCGGCCAATTCCGACACCTTGGCAGCTTCAATGGCTAGTTGCTCGAGGGTGGCTTCGTAATCGTAGCCATTTTCGGCGGCGATCTGCTGGCCAGATTTAATGCCCTGGCGGTTCTCGTTGAGGTTGGCTGTGGACTCGCGGCCAACGTCAATCGACATGCGCGCGGGCCAACGCCACTCACCACGCAGAGCGCGGCGGAGAGCCTGAACCGCAGTCTCGCCTTCCTTGGCAGGAGGCGCGGGGATCTCGCCTTCAGCGATGGCGATCAAAAGCACGTCATTCTTGATCGGATCAAGCACCTTGTCGGAGAGAACGCCACGATGACGATCCCAGACGCGATCAGCCTGCGCGAACTCAGCGCGGACGTTCGGGCCCTTGTAGCCTTGGGTGCCAAAAAGCACGCCTCCAGGTATGCCAAGACCCATCGCGATCTCGTCCATGAGGTGCTCGACGAAGCCGGTGAAGGCGGACGATGGGCGCGATGGCATCACCTCGACCTTGTCGGAGGTGTTAAAGTATTTGATCATGCCCACGTCGGAGAGCTCATCCTTGCGCTGTTGGCCGTTCTCGAGCGTGATCGAAGGCGCGGCACTGAATGCCTGCCGCGGCGAGGCTGAACCACGCTCATTAAAGACCAAGGCGGCCTGCTGGCTGGCGAACCGGACGCCGACCTGCTCGGCATCGAGGATGCCCTTGAGCATGCGGGCGGTGTTAATGACGGCGTGAAACTCAGTGACACCGCGGTATTGATCGGCGCGGAAGGGGTCGAAGTAGTGACAGAACGCACGCGCGGAAACGTCCTCGGGATTCACGTAAGCACCATTGCGCTCGCGTTGGAAAACTCGGTATGCGGTGGGCTTGCCAAACTCATCCACTACGATGCCATCGATATACTGATCGAAAGTGGAGATCTCGTTCGGGTTGCCGATGAGATCCGCGGGCACGAGTTGCAGGCGGATGCCGTCGGCGGTCTTGCGAATCGCGAAGCCACAGTCGCCATCTACGGGCCGCATCTGCAACGCCATGCCGACCAACTGGCGGAAGGAGTGGCGTCCGGTCACGTCGGCCTTCTTACACCATGAGTGGAAATATTCGGCGATGGTCTTGTCGTATTCGCGATCTCCGGTGGCCGGGCTCCACTCGTTCGGTGTGCAGTTGAGGGCGAACTTTTCTGGCACGCCAGCCAAGGCCGAGAAGTTGGCGATGAGATCGCGGGCCTCGAACATCATGACGCGGCGCTCGCGAGTAGTGCGGGAACTCTCGGCGGGAACCTCGGAGGTTCTCGGCGTGAATAGACGATTGGCCTGCGCGGCCTGATATTCGAACAGGTGCTTCTCGATGCGCGAACGCAGGCGCTGAGTTGCCCAGCTTGGCGCGATCACGCCGAGGGCGCGTTCGAAGGCGTTCTGGTTCTTAACGATGCTGGCGATGTCGGGACGCTCCATGATTACCAAGTATTGGGGCTGTTAAATTGAACGTAAGTGACCTCGGAGGTGTTGCCGTTGGCGACGTCCAAGGCTGCCTGAACCTGTCCGACCATGTCTTTTACCTCGGCGAGATTGGCGCGGGTCACGCTGCGACCGTTCAGGGAGTAGCTTTGATTGGTTAGGATGGCCGAGAGTGCAGCCACGGCCTGCGTCTTGAGCGTGGTCAGCGTGGCCGAGTCTAGGCCGATGAAGGGATTTGCGAGCGCCATGCAAAACGCCGATTCGTAAACTTTACGGGATGCGCCGAGAATGCCCAAAATCTCCCTTGCCATGATAGTCGGAAACGAGGCCGCGCACATTGAAAAGTGCCTGCGCTCCTTCGCTGGTTCCTTTCACGAGCTCTGCATCGTTCGCGCCATTGGTGCGCAGGAGGCCGACGAAACGGTCGATCTGGTTCACGATCTGGCCAAGGAACTTGGCGTCGAGCTTCAGTTCGGGATCTACCGAAACGGCGCCAGCGCGAGCGAGTGGAAGCACGTCGATAATTTCGCCGCGGCGCGCAACCAGGCTTTCGAGTTGGCGACTGGCGACTGGATCTTCTGGGCCGATGCCGACGACACCCTGCGCGGAGATCCTGCCGATATCGTGCGGGCCTGCGAGACGACCGAGGCCGATCTGCTCCTTTTCACCTATGATGTGCCCGGCACGAATAAAGCGCCGTGGCGTGAGCGGTGCATTCGTCGCAGCCTGTTCGAGGCAGGCCGCCGGTGGCAATATGCGGTGCACGAGAACCTGATTGCACGCGAGAGCGACAAGCGCCTGTCGGTCGATTCGCCGGTCTGGGTGCATTCGCCAGTTGCGGCCAAACCGCGCAGCCATGACCGCAACCTGCGCATCCTATCGAACGCTCTGCGCGATGCTTCCTCCCAGCTGTTCTACGTCCACCAAGAGCATTTTTATGCGAAGTCAGAGGAGAAGGCGCGGGAGTTCGGGCAGCTCGCTTTAGGGTTTCCCAACCTACATGAGTCGTTTCGCTTCGAGATCCTGATGAATCTGGGCCGGCTGGCGAAGAAACCCAAGGAGGCGCTGGAATGGTTCGGACGCGGAATCGTCGAGATGCCACAACTGCGCGAGCCGCTGATCGGGGCTTGCCTTTCCTCGCTTGAGACCGGCGAGCCGGTGCGGGCCTTAGAGCTGGCGCGACGAATGGCGGCGATTCCAACACCGCCAGACCAACGCCGGCCTTGGACGTTCGAGGCCAAGTGGTATGGCTGGCATGGCTTCGATCTGTTGGAGCGGTGCGAGCGGTTGAATGGAATCAATTCTTGTGATGAAATCGCGCCACGTATCACCTTACTCCACGCCACCCGCGGGAGAGCCCAGAAGGCGTGGGAATGCCGCGAGCGATGGATGAATGCGGCGGCCAATCCTTATTCAGTGGAATACATCATGGCCGTTGATTCCGACGACGAAGCCAGCATGGGCCTGGCGAAGCAGTTCAAGCACGTCGTGGTGGAGCCGGGATCCTGCGTGCGGGCCTGGAATGCAGCGGCACGGATCGCGGACGGCGAGATCCTCGTGCAACTGTCCGACGACTGGCTTCCACCGGCCGGCTGGGATGCTGCGATCTTGAAGGCTTTCGAGGACGTTTCAGGCGAGGCCGTGCTTGCCGTTGGAGACGGAGCGCGCAAGGACTCGCTCCTCTGCATGGCGATCCTCAATCGTGCGCGGCTGGAGAAGCAGGGCGCGCTTTTCTTCGATGGCTACGAGTCGGTGTTTTCCGACAACGAGTTTTCGCATCGGGCGTGGAAGGATGGCGTCGTGATTGATCGTCGCGCCGATCTTATTTTTGAGCACGCTCATCCGTTTTTCGGCAAGGGCGAGATGGATTCCATTTATCAGGCGAACAATTCACCCGAGCGTTACGAGCGCGGGCGGGCGCTGTTCATGGCGCGGAATCCTGACGCTGGAATGGCACCAGTCGATTCAGGGTATCTTGACGCTTCTGGCAGCCACATTGTGACTTATTAGAAAGTCCACTCGGTGGTTGTGCAGGATAAGCCAGCGCCTGAAAAAATACTCGATGGATAGTCTGAATAATATCCAGCATTCCAATTAATGGTATATCCAAAAAGCAAAAATGACCCAGACGCATAAATAGTTGAATCTGCAATTATCGAACCAAGGTTTATTGCCGGATTACATATTCCTAATTGAGAAAAATATGAAGATTGACTTGAAGTTACATAAAAAGAAAATTGATAATATAATCTCCATTTTGTTCCAGTAAAATATACATAAAACTTAAATCTGCAATATTCGTATCTATAATACGGTGTTGTTCTTGTGTCAAAACCTTGGATAAAATCACATGGTATCAAATCATTAGAATAAGTTTTAGCAGATCTAAACGCAGGTTCTTTTGTTGTTGTGCTTCCTATTGAACTACTGCTTGCGCAAATAGAACCACTTTGTGAAACGTAATAGAAGTCTGAAGCGCTAGTATCTAATGCATCTGGAGCTTGATACTCATGCTCAAACGTTATGCTATCAGAACCCATGGTTACGGTTCCAGATGGTGTCATCTTTATTCGCTCTAACGCCCACCATATCCTAGCGGCTTCACGAAGGCCATTATCTCCATCTATACTTGTAAGATCAACATAGTTAAAATAAACTCCCACAGATCCGCCTGCGGAATCAGGAAGGAACCCATTTCTAAACTGAAAAGGTATTGTTGCCGTGCTCATGCACCAGACCAAGGAAACGCATAAATCTGCGCTGTGAGATTGTTGTATCGATTTTCTACCAACAAATGCGAAAACAACAACTGCTCGAAATGGTAGGACGTTCCAGATTTTTTGAACTCGAATCCGGGAGCCGTTGGCTTGCTTGATGTGACTTTTCCAATAGGCACATTAAATTGAGTCTGAACCGCAGGGCTTCCAGAGGTAACTACCAGCGAAGGCCAAGCAGTGCCGGTTTGGCGAGAGATCGCGGTTACGGCCAAGGATGAAACCGTGAACTGAAGCCAAACGTAGGTATTGGACGCCAAGGAAAAAGCGGTCGTTAGGTTCGTGATACTGGTGGATGATGTGCCAAGCGACGTGTAAGCTCGCGATTCGGTTAAGATATTTGCGTTGCCTGATGTAGTTAAATAAACCTGAAACGGATGCCTAAATCTAAAATTGTTATTAAAGTAACTTGAAATTACTCCTGTATCTAAAGCAATCAACCTGCTATCGTCCGAGTCGGTAATCGTGATGCCAGCGCCAGCCTTTAGTGGCGGATTAGCGCCGATCAATTCATTGACCTTTTCTCCGATGGTGGAGAACGCAGCCGGAACAGTTGAGAGCTTTTCAATCTTGTTCATTTGGCCTTCACGTTGACCGTTCTGCGTTCATAGAAGTTGCCCTCCCAGCGGGCCAAGGTCTGTGGCTCTGCGGTAATAGAGAAGCTGGAAGAGGTAGCCACATCGGCTGTTACTGATGCCATGTAGCTAAGGGCGCTGGGACTCGTAGGATCAAGCGTCCCACCTCCATCGTTCAAATAACCAGAGCCAGCGAGCAAGGGTTGATCGAAGGTGCCGGTGATGACTAGGCGGCTTTCTTGGGCGAGTGTTGGAAGCGTTCCAACCAGAAAGTAATCAAAGGTGGTCTTGGCCTGCGTAGTGGAGGCGAGCGGATCTCGCTTTCCATAGATGCCCGGGAACTGCGCAGCATAGGACGAATACTCAATCCGCTGCGGAGGAGTGCAGGCGAAGTAACGATTCCACTTGTGCTGGCCACCACCGATGGAAGAGAAGTCGTCCTCGCGCACGAGCAGATAGGTCGTTGCCGTGGCATGCGCGGTATCGAGCGCAGCCGGCGACCAGCTATCGATGTCTTGCTGGAAGGCCTGGCGAAACATGATCTTCGCGGTCTGGCCGGCGAAGGGAGCCATCCACTCAATCGGGCCGACTGTGACCGCATAGGCGGTGAAGGATGGCTGGCCGGAGGCAGTGAAGTAGGAGACGCTCATTTGATGGAGGTGGGGGCAAGGGTTGTTATGTTGAGTTTATCTAGCTGATTATAAATCTTACCAAGCTCCTCAATCATTATTGAATATGGATTTGCGTCCTTGATTCGATGACCAAGGATGTTTTCAAGACCTTTAATCTGCGTGCGCGTCATATCCAACTTGCTGCGAATGCCTCGCCCTTGAGCCAAAGCAGCGGCCTTAGCGCTTTCGGTCGGAGCGTTGGCGTAGGCTTCGCGGGCGCGCTGCTCGGCATCGGAAAGCTGGAGCTCCTTGGCGCGGGCACGCTCTAGCGTAGTGGCGCGGGTCTTGCCAACGGTGCCGATGTTGCGCTTGCCAGAGATAACCTCGGCCATCGTTGGCAACTCGGCTTGGCGGCGGGAATTGCTTAAATCGGTTTCCTTGGTTACTGCTTGCTTTTTAAGATCAGAACTAGCCTTTGCAGCATCTTGCTTGTATTTTTTTATCTGTTGCTCGGTTTTTGCTATCTCAAGCGTATTCTGCAACCTTTTATCTTCATCTGTAATATCATTTCCTGATTTCTTTAACTGGGTTAGTTTATTTTCCAGATCAATAAGAATCTCTGAATCGGTCTTTCCAATTTTTGCAGTCTCTTCTTTAATGTTAGATATTTCTCTCTCAACAGATGCTCGTTTATTATCGGCATCGGCAATACCTTTGGTTCGTTCACTTTGGAGATCTATGATCTCAAATATAAGCTGCTGTGATTTTGCCACAGCTTGGGCTCGCTGAACTGCATCTTTTGTCTCATCATTCGCGATCTTCTGAGCATTGGCAAGATCGGCCTGTTTGCTGGCAATTTTTCCATCGATTGAAAGCTCATTAAACTTCCGTTTATTGCGCTCGTCGTCGGAGGCCGCGAAACTTTTTCCGATTTCTTCAATATTTTTTCTCTCTTTATCGGCGTTCTTCTTTTTTAGTTCACCTTCTGCAATTAATCGCTCGCGGCTTATCTGGCCAATACGTTTATTGGCCTCCTCTACACCCATAGCCATTGACTCCTCAATACTCGCAATCTTAGCATCTGCCATTATTGGGCCTTCTCTTGCAAGAATCGCATATTTCTCAGCTGCCGTAAGTTTCGTGCGCGCCTGAGCCTGAAGACGAACTGATGCCAGTTCTCGATCGAGCAGCTTTATTCTTTTTTCTGGATCGTTGCCGCCTTGGCGTTCCAATGCTATTCCAGATAATTGATCGGCAGCTTCTCGCGAAGATTGAACCAACCTATTTAGGGCATCCTCTTGTATCTTGCTAAAACCTACAATAAGCCTAGCAATCGATTCAGAAATTTCTTGAAGGTTAATTCCGAGTGCCGCTGCGATCGTCTTACTGATGCGCGCAAGTTTATCGGTAGATTTTAGCCGACGACGCTCTTCCTGTTCTATATTACGTTGCTTTGTATCGACGATCTCCTGCTCATTCTGAAGAGTCTTTTTCTTGGCTTCCTCTTCGGCTGCCATGGCCTGCTCAAAAACCGATGCACTTTCTCGCGCGCTCTTAGCAGGCTTATTCTGGTCAGCAGTAATAGAACGATTAGTCTCGCGAGCCTGCGCCAGTCTTGCTGCGTTTATATCTTTCTGGGCCTGCTTTGCCTGCTCGACAGAGCGAACCAAAGCACGCTCATAATCAGTAATATCCAGCCCTAGCTTTGCTTTGATTTCTTCGAAGGCCATGTTATGAAAGTGCGTTTACCTCGGCCTGCCAGTCAGACAGGATTTTATCGGAGGGGGAAAAGTCTTTGAACTTGCTATCTTCAGAGGCGCGCACGGCCTTGAGATATTGCCAGATGCGCGGCATGGGAACGTCCGCCCATGCCGTTCCATTCAATGGGTCAATCGAGCCGATCTTGGATGAGAGACGAACCATGACGGGAGCCAACCAGCATGCGCCGAATGGCTTTGATTCGTCCGAGCTACCACCGGGTGCATCGGTGAACATCGTGGCAATGTAGCCAGAGATAGCCACGATGGCATCTGCAACTGGATCCTCTGAACGCCGACCGAGCACGCGCTTGATCATGCGGCTGCGTTTGATGGAGCGGAACCAGCCTTTATTTTCGACGTTTAATGCCCAGAGAAAAAGCATGAGATCGGCTGGTTTAATCTCAGAGTGACCGTAGATAATCGGTGACTGCACCACCTGGAGGTGAAGCAGATCGCGCGGAGTCATGCCGCGCAGGCGCTCACCATAGACGATGAACGTATCGTCAACGAAGGCCTGCTCGCGCGCCTCATCCTCCGCTTGTTTGGCGGAGGCGAAGCGGGCGGCGTATTTTTCCGCCCAGAGTGCTTGGGCGTCAACTGGCACGGCCTTAGACGGACTCGCGGAAGGAGACGTCGACTACCTTGAAACCCTGCTGCTCTTCAGGCTTGGAAACCTCGGTGGTGAAGTAAACAACGGTATCGGCCAAGAAAGTTACGCCAGCATCGGGAATGGTGGTGGAGCTGCTAGCGAGTTGGAGCTGGGCCGATCCGGTGCGGGCCTGTTGGATACCAACAGCACCGTTAGGAGCGCCGAGCGAATCTTGGCGTTCGATCACGTTGAGCGATTGAGAAACTGAGAAGTTGTTGGCGATGTAGCCAACAGCGCCGATAGTAACGACGCGCGAACCGTAGGGCAGCGCGGTGGAGGTGAGATAGGGAATAGCCATGATTAGGAGGTGTCTGAATTAGTCTGAGCGTAAAAGTTAGAGAGCCGAGCCAACGCTAGGGACGGCGTAGTTGGCAGCGATGATGCCTAGCTCCAGGCGGAATTTTAGGCTGCTGTGATCCTCGCGCATGTCGCCGTCGATCTCGTGCGCCTCGCCTTCCTCCACCACGTCGAGCACGTTATACCACGTCACCACCGGCGAGATGAGCGTCTGGGCTTCGCGGCTCATGAGGTAGCGCACGGACTGCACGACGTCCTCGTGGTTAGCTCCGCTCGAGCCGTTGCGGTCGGTCACGATCTTGATGCCGACATCGGCGGAGAAGTGATCGTAGAACCAGCCACACACAGGACTTGAAGCCATGTGCAGGCTGGCGCGGTTGATGTTCGAAACGTCCACTTCGATGCGCGGAATATCGGATGAGACGTTCGAACGCGTGAACATGATGCCGACGCTCGGCACGTAGTTCTGGCCATTGCTAATCACGGCCAGAACGGCTTGGCTGATGTTATCAGTCAGGTGGTATTGAGTGGGCTGGATGGTTGGCATGGCTAGGTGTTGAAGGATTTACGGCGGGTGGCGATTTTTCCGGTATTCTTGAAAACCTTCATGATGCGCTCGAGTTCGGCGATGAACTTCTTGGCGCGGATGGCGATGGCTTGATCCACTGCGCGTTGCGCGCCCGGGATCTTGGATTGACCACCAATAAAAATGACAAAGTTGGCAGGATCTCCACCCTCTGAATAGGATCCAAAATTGCCATGCCGGCGAACCCACGGCGGGATCCGCTTCATACCGAGCGCGAAGGCAGCCTCGTTGAATGATGCTTTCGCTGCGCCGATGGCATCGTAGAGCTGCTTCAAGTAACCGAAATAAACCTCGCTCGGGACGATGACCTTCTCCTTGGCCACCCAGCGTCCGATCCTTGTGTCGCCCATGCCTTGGCCTCCAGCACCCTTCTGCCGGTTCGGTGGGCGTCCGCGGGCGTTCATCTTGGAGCGGTGATGCTTGGCAAGCTCACCGATGGTAAATGCTATTTTATCCCAATCAATTAAGTATGGCTTGTTAGTTCCCTTTTTGAAAAGCTGCTGCTTGATTTGAGTTAGCCCAAAATTATCAGCTACAAATTGCAAATGCTCAAGACTGTCGAATGAAGCCACTTGCGCCAAGTCGCCTTTGATCACGTTCTTTCCGGCTTCGTAATCCTCCTTGGTTCCCACGTGATTTCCATAGTTTCCCTTAGCGAAGGGCGGCGTTAGTTTCATGTATTCGGCGATGAAGAGCCGCGCCTCTTCCTTCACGAGCTCGGGGCCGTTGGCCTTTAGCTTCACGACTGAATCCTTCATGGCCGCACGGAAGGCCAAGTCGTCGAACTTGATGGTCAGATTCACGCCTTGACGCTATTGAGCGTTATCTCGAAAGCCTGGAGGTCAGGTTTAAAATCGGTGATGCGATAGGTGACCGCATCGAAGGACCGATAAAGCACGGCATTGATCGTGGGCGTGTAGGCTCCGCGATTCACGACCAGCGTCATCTTGGTGCCTGGGTTGTTTCCGACTAGCTGAAACTCGAAGGTCTGGTCGTTCTGGCTGAAGATCCCAGAGTAGGTCACGCCACCGGTGACGAAGGATTCGCCACCCATCGTGGTCGCGCAAATAGCGGCGAGATCGGTATTGAGCTGGGTGGGGTCGAAGTCTGCCATGTGAATAGGCGAAAAGTAAAAAGGCCCACCCCGGTGAAGAGGTGGGCCAAGTAAGCCGTCAGGGCTTAGGCATACTGAGTGCCGATGAGCTCGCCGGCGGCACCATTGACCACCTTCTCGGCGGTGCTGTGGGCGGCTCGGACGATGTCGCTCTTGATGGGCTCGTCACGGTAGGTCTCGACGTTCAGAGCGGTGCCGTATTGGCTCCAGTTCAAGGTGTAGGCAGCGCCGCCATCGAGGATGGAAGTGCCGACGTTACCGACCCAGATATAGGAGTTGCTCCAGATGAGCGAGGAGCTGAAGGCCACACCTTCGGCGGCGCCGTCATAGGCAGCGCGACCGATGAGCACGCGATCAACACCGAACACGTCAGCCATCGCGTTCGCATCCAGGTTCAGGATCGCGTCGGAGGAGACGCCAGCGCCACGGGCGCGCTGCTGGAACTTGGTGGAGGCGCGGAGGCGGGTAGCAACCTGATAGGGAACCACGACGGTGTTGGCCGTCTCGCCCTTGGCGACCAGGCGATCCTTCGCGTCATCCACGTCGAGGCCGACGTCGAAGGTCGCGATGTTCGCGGTGGTGTAGGCGGTTCCGGAGTTGGTGCTGGTGAAGTTGCTCGTGTTGAAGAGCTGAGCGGCTGCGCGGACTTCGTAGGCAAGGAGGAGCTTGCGACGGGCGATCTTGGTGGCGACAACCTCGGCGTCGAAGAACACGGAGTTCTTCAGGCGGATGGTGTCGTCAACGGCTTGCTCGTAACCATACTCCAAGCAGGCGTAAGTGTCTTGAACGAAGGACGAGGTGCCGCGGGCGAAACCGGAGTAAGGCGCGCGAACCTTGACGTCGTTCTTGAGGGTCTGAGCCTGCTGTTTCTGGAACTTGGGATACTGGCCCTCAGGGAGGGAGACATCCACGATGGGCATGGCGAGGCCGGCGATGAGGCCTTTTTCCCAACCCTCGGTC